ATTGTTTCAGCGTTTAGCAACATTCCCTCCATTAATGCTTTGTTAGATTCTTGCAACTGGCGTATCAGCTGCGCTGCCTCGGTCTGTTCTTGGTGAGTCATAAAAAACCCGTTCTCAAGGTTTCTCAGGATTTGTTTCGGGCTAAGTGGGTTCATTTGTGTGCCTCAAGTGCGTAGAGGGCTGTATACAGATGCGGATGCGTTGTGTCGTTGAGTAGTACACCTTTGTCCCCAATGTATCCCGTGGGCTTTAATTTAGCTAGATTGTCAGCAGCCTGGCGATACGCACAAGGGTTGTATTCAGCATTGCAACGACCACCGCAAGCCTCTTTAAACAGGTGGATATAGTCGGCCTTGTTCATAAACGTAATCCAAACGGGTTGTGAGCGTGTTTAACAACGAGGTTTTCGTAATTATCTGAAGATTCTGTAGCAGTTGGTGCTTGTCGAATCGTGACATACACACAAGGTGAGCCACGCCTACCATCCCCACGTTTCTCGATCTTGTTGTTGCGCTGAAGTTTGGCAAGTTGTGTGTAGATGCTGATCTTTTCAAGGCCACAGTAATCAGCAATATCAACTGTTGTTTTAGGCTCGATGCAATACCGCAATATCTTTTGTTCTGTTGACATATATTCCCTTTAAAAGGATACATTAAGTTATCTAAACAGATCAATCAAGAAGTATTAACTAAGTGATAACCCTTACTCTGTTTTATTTAAATATAGTTCCCCTACCCTTATACCCACCCACCGTAGTAGTTGAGGATAAATCCTTTACGACAGACCTGTACCTTGTTAGGTTTATGGCAGGCGGCTCACCCCACCCGTAGATTTCCTAAATTACTAGCAGTCCTTGCAAGTAATAAAGATCAACACCTACAGTAAATGGTTTTACTAGATTTCTCTAGTCTGTCTATATCCTGTTCGATTTCTCTACTAAGGCGTGCGGGTCACACGGGATAAAGCTATATAACAAATGTATAACTGACCTGTTCTGGGTACGAGTGGTCACTCTATTAGCTGATGCGCCCTGACAGTTATCTTGAGCAATAAAAAAGCCGCTTAAATCTGTATCTTGGTGAAGGAATCCCACTACCGGCTTCAAGGCGAAAGTGGAATCAAGATACAGACTTAAACGGCTTAATTGTCCTTCACGACAACAATTTGATTCTGCCACCGTCTTTCCGGTGTGTCAAGGTCTAAAGCTAACCTAGTGAAACACGACCCTTATCATTGTTTGTTTCATGCTTGCTAAAGGCTTAATCAGTCTAATGCAACTCAGGCCAGATTTGTTGCCAGTTGGGGATTTCTTTTCTTGACCATTTACCGTTTGATTTCTTTTCAAGCTCGGCAGCCAGCAACACTAACTTATCACCAGGCAAACCATTGTTGCGCCATTGCGATACAGCTGGTGGACTGACACGGCAGAGCTTGGCTACGGCAAATGTGCCACCTAATGTTTGGATGATTTCTGTTGTATTCATGTAGATATCTTAACAGATGAGGTTTTGTATGTGTTGACTTATCTGTTTAGATACCTTAATATCTATCTTACTGACATACCCGTCAGGACAACATATAGGTGCATAAATGAACGTTTATCAAGCAATTTCCGCAGTTCAAAAAGACCTTTCTACACAAGGCATCTCAAAAGACCGTAAAAATATGCAAGGTTCGGGATACGCTTTTAGAGGTATCGACGATGTGTATAACGCTCTTGCACCATTCTTAGCAAAGCATGGTTTGTGCATACTCCCTAGAGTTTTAAACAGAGAATCAGTCGAGCGTCAAAGCAAGGCAGGCGGTGCATTGTTTTACATTACCGTTGAGGTCGAGTTTGATTTGGTCGCAGCTGACGGTAGCAAGCACACAATTAAAACGTTTGGCGAGGCTATGGATAGCGGTGACAAGGCTACTAACAAAGCAATGTCAGCTGCTTACAAGTATGCGTGTATGCAATCGTTTTGTATTCCGACTGAAGGCGATAACGATGCTGACGCTCAAACGCACCAGGTTGCGCCAAAGGTTGAAAAACCCAAAGGCATCGAACTGGATCACACAAAAGCATTGATGGCCTCGGCAGTTAGTTACGAAAACCTGAAAGACATTTTTAAAGAGGCTTGGGTGTCGTGTTTGAAAGAACAGCAAATTCCATTGAAAGCCGCATACGACGAATTTAAAGCAAACTGGGAGATTTAACATGGCAAACGATCTTAACCGCTGCGAGTTTATTGGGCGCTTGGGCAAAGACCCTGAAGTACGTTACACCGCTGACTCTAATGCAATCTGTAATTTCTCGATTGCTGTCGGTTACAAGACCGCAACCAAAGAAACGACAGAATGGGTCAGGATCACGGCGTTTGGCAAGTTGGCAGGAATATGTGCCGACTACTTAAAGAAAGGCTCACAAGTCTTTGTAGCGGGTCGTATGACTACTCGCAAGTGGCAAAACAAAGATGGCGTGGATCAATACACAACTGAAGTGGTTGCTGACCAAATGCAAATGCTTGGTGGTCGGTCTGCGGAAGCCAATGAGCCAGCTGCTGTGCCTATACCTAAACTTGATGCATACAGGTCGATCAAAGAAGGCGTAGTTGTGCCTTTTGAAGATCTGCAAGACGATCCACCGTTCTGATGACTCAAACAGAAGAAGCAATACTTATTTCTTGGAGATTGCAGCAATGGTACGAAGGCATGGTTTTAGACACTAGAGCCATGCAAGACTTACAAGATGCAATCGAAATGCTTAAACAACTAGCTAAACAGGTGCAAAAATGATTATTAAATCAGCAGACTCAGAATCAGGCCATTGGTACGCAGCTGACGGTTCACCAGCCTACCGAATCATTGGCAAAAACGGCAAAGAGCGTAATACAACGGTTCGTGACGCAAGAGAACGCAACTTAGTTCCGTCAGTCACTACCGTGTTGGGATTGGTTGCCAAGCCTGGGCTTAACACTTGGTTGCAACAACAGGTCTTACTGGCTGCGCTGACGTTGCCACGCATTGCTGGCGAAACAGAGGAAAACTGGTTAGAACGAGTAATGTCAGATTCCAAGTCTACAGGCCGTGACGCTATGGATCGTGGCACTCAGATGCATGGGGTGCTTGAGCGTTTCTACCGTGGCGAGAAAGACGATTACCCTGTTTACGTTGACCAGGTTGATGCGTCGATCAGAATCCACTTTGGGCATGACCAAACTTGGGAGGCAGAACGCTCATTTGCATACGAAGGTTTTGGCGGCAAGGTCGATTTGATTGCTGAAAACATCGTGGTCGACTTTAAGAGTAAAGACAAGCTCGACAAGGTTGTGCCGTACCACGAACAGCTGATGCAACTGGCGGCTTACCGTGTTGGCCTTGGCAAACCCACAGCCAGATGCGCTAACGTGTTCTTTACTGCCGAAGGTGATGTAAAACTAATCGAACATTCAGAGGAAGATTTAGCCTCTGCTTGGGATTGTTTTCAGTATTTACTAGCGTTCTATAAGCGTAAAAACAACTTATAATAAATTGTCGGTGTTGTTCACTCCTTGTTCCATCGACCGCCCCTTTATTGGGGCGTTTTGTTGTAAAAACCCAAATAAATTAAAAATAATTGCAAAACTAGGGTAAACACCTATGCTTTTATTATTTAGATAGCTTAATATCTAGTCATGGCAACAACGCCACAAAACAAATAAAGGTACATAAATGAAATTAGCCTACCACGCAAAAACAGAAAACAACGGTTGGGAACACGTTGTTACAGCGCCAATAGAATCAAAAAAATGGTTAGACCAAGACGTATGGGCACACAACCATATGATGAAAACAGGCGAGTTAGTTTTAACGATGGGCCAAAGTATGTGGCAACTGGTTCAAGAGTAAACCCAACGGGCGCAAGCCCTAATTAAATACAGGTGCATAAAATGAGCAAACTAATACAAGCATTTATAGCAAACCCCAACGACAAGACACGAGCCAGACTTCAGGCTTACTTGTACAAACACAAAATGGCGGTTTGCCTGGCTACCCCAGAAGAGCATCAGATTCTTAAACAAAACGGGTTTAAGGGGTAAGCGATGAAATACTCATACATTCAATTAACAGACGAAGGCAAACGCCAATTGATGCGTGAACTTAGCCGTGAGCTGACCGACAAAAAGATTGCAGAACTGATGGATCAATTTGCCGATGGTGTGAAAACAGACAGCAACGGCGAACCATATATAAAAATTGACCGTGACGATGTGTTGATGTGTGCTGTGCCAATGTACACACATTTTATTGACATCAACCACATTGAAACCGTAACAGCTAACGAGGAGGATGGCAGCGATGAATAAGCGCAACTGGCCTTTTCTGACTGACTTAGGCGATCCTAACTGGACAGGTCGTACCACTCGCACAATGCGTAACCAGACACGCTATTCGGCAGCTGACGAACGTATACCGCCTATTGCTTGGGTAATTGGCCTGTTGATGCTGGCGCTTGTGTTTGGTTTTTTTCCACTTTTATCGGTGTTAATGGCATGACTCCGTTAATAAAGGAAATGGTCAAGCTATTGTCTAGCGGCGGTCTTGATCCAACCGAGATGCATTGGTTTGATGTTACAGGCGCAATCAAAGAGTACATTGGTTACGATCAACGCAAATACTTGTTGCATCCACCTCCGTACAAAAACATGATGCTTTGTGGGCGCACTAAAACAGGTGATTTTATGGTGTCTGTATTAAAAGAGGTTGAGGCTACGATTGTGTCTGGTTGGATTATAAAGCCAACAGGGTACACAAAACTTGGTTCTTTTTTGTTTGCCGAACACAATGGTGAGCCAAAAGTTGGTGATTTTGATAAGCCAATTGACGAGAAAGATCGGTCAATGATGTGTGCGATTGTGACAATGTTTTACGCATCACTGGACATGAAAGTAAAGGCGTATGTGCCTACACCACACCAATCTAACGTAAGTCGAGCCAAGCGTAAATTAAAGCCGTTGTACGACTGGCACACGGTTGTGATTGAACCGCCTAAGCCCACACAAGAGCATCATGGCGGCACACACGCAAGCCCACGCAGGCATCAAGCTAGGGGACATTGGCGAACATATGCGTCAGGCAAACGTGGCTGGGTCAAAGAATGTTGGCGTGGGGACGCTAGCAAAGGGACTGTTTTTAAAGATTATCAAATTAAGGAAAACACATGAACAAGATTGATTTAATTATTGATGCGCTTGATAAAGTAATCAACGCTTGCAATTTGTACAACCGTCAAGATATTCAAGATGGTGGCACTGTGTATCTTGAAGAAGAATTACAAGCATCAATTAAAGCCCTAGCCGCAGCGCATGAGTTGAAATCGTTGAAGCCTGTGGCGTTTTGCGCTCTTACACCCAATGGGATGATGGGGTATTTTGATGGCAAATTAATGATTATGGTTGGCAAGATTGGCAATGATTGCCATACAACACCACTCTACGCACTAGACGAGGTGACGAAATGACAGACACAAAACCCGAAGCGTTGCGCTTGGCTGATGAATCAGATAAAGATGAATGGATTGCAGGTACAAATCAATGGCGTGAAGAGGCTGCCGCCGAACTTCGCCGTTTGCATGAGGTTAACGCTAAGTTGATTGGTGCGTTGAATGTACTTATGGAATGGCAAGTTAAGAACGTCCGTGTGTGGCACAACGAAGCATATGACTACGCCCACGATATACTTGCCGAAGCAACAGGAGAATCAAAATGAATCAAGTTGCAAGAAACACCGATCCCGTTACCAGTTGGGCTTCTGCCGACTCTGCAAAGGCTTTAGCGGCTCAACACGCCACGATCATCATTCAAGCCTTATGCAAGTATGGCCCACAAGGGAAAGACGGGATAGCGCAGATTACGGGGCTTGATGGTAATCAGGTTGCCAGGCGCCTAAGTGAGCTACAGCGCAATCATGAGATCTTATTAACTGGTCGCAACGTACAAAGTAAATCAGGTCGAGCCGAACGGGAATGGAAAGTAATGCCGAAACAGATGGGGCTAATATGAGTTACATCATTGGCAACTTACCACCTATTAAATGCTTTGTGCGGCGGGAGTATTTGTATAATTTTGAGAAAGGCCACGGTGAGCTTGAACCTTGCATTTGGGTAAGCATCAAAGCAATCCGTGGGCAAGTGTTTCGCATTGAAAGCCTGCTGCCACGGTACGGCGCTTTGTACGATAAGTTGCCCATCCAGGCTTATGTTTGGAATACTAAACATGGGGATCTGGATTACGACATATTGCAGCTATGGGATTGCATGGGCTACAGGTTTACGGTCCATGAAAAAATTGGATTGCGTAACCTTGGGGTTAAGTTCTTAGGTAAAGACAAAGAATGGCATTTTGGTAAATACCTGTTTACGGTGGATTTTTGTGCCGATGGTATGGATGTAGATACAGGATTTACTGAAGTTGCAGAGGAACATAAATCATTTAATTTTATCCGGCTAGATAATGGGCAATTTGCAGCACAGCCTAACAACCGATGCCTTTGGTACGACCAGTCGCTAATACCGGCAAAGACTGATTTTCCAGACTTTCAAGCATCACGTCATATTTGGACTGTAGACGGATCACGCAAATGGTCAGCTGGTGACGATTGGTTCTACGACATTGGGGAACGGAATGAGTGACTACTCGCCCCATCCTGCAATCGAATACATTTGGGACAATGCGCCAGCATATGCCAAAGCAAAGGGCGAACTGGCGCAGCTCGAGGCGTTTAAGTCAAGCCTAAAAGCCATCTTAATGAAAGAATCAGGCGAAACTAGCATTGGTGGACAAGAGCGTGAGGCTTATGCAAACCCAAAGTATCAAACGCATTGCGATGCAATTGGGGCAGCAACTGAACAGGCAGAGCTACTCAAATGGCGTATGACTAGCGCACAAATGAGGTTTGATGCCTGGCGCACCGAGCAGGCCAGTAACCGTCAAATTGAGAAATTAACGAAATGAGAACACTCACGGCTTATTTTTCTGTTAACGAAGAAACTAAAATTAAATACTCAGAGTCGTTTATAGCTTCACATTGGGTAATTCAAGCCGATATTTTGGGTGATTTAATTGCTGAATTACAGAAAAAATACGAATCAATCATTATTGAACAGAGAAAAACCAAATGAAAGATTATTCTGAAAGCCTAATTAAACTTAAAGCAATGCTGCATCAATACCAAAAACTTGTATTGCAGGGCAAATATGATGCAGCCGCTGACATTGCGGTGGATATGCAGATCGTTGTGGTTGACTTGCAAGAATGGACTGAGGCTCAAGTTGACCAAAGCGCAGCGTAAACACTTTGAGAAACTGGCTAACCTTGGATGCTCATTATGCCGACACTTGGGGTATGGGGAAACACCCAGTCACATCCACCACATCAGACGATTAGGGATGAAACGTGAAAATTCGCCGGTTATACCGCTATGCCCAAATCATCATACCGGCAATGATGGGGTACATGGATTGGGTAAAAAAGCGTTTGTGGTGAAATATGGCGTGACGGAGGAGGACTTACTAGCCCAAACTGAGGCATTGCTATGATCGCAACCTTACAACTTCCCTTACCACCATCAGTAAACGCTTACTGGCGCAATTTCCACGGCAGAACAATACTAAGCAAATCCGCAAGGGACTATAAAGCAACCGTTCAGGAATACGTCACAATCAACCAAACCCCTAATTTTGGGGATGCCAGACTGCAAGCCATTATCACCATATTTCCCAAAGACCGGCGCAAACAAGATTTGGATAACAGACTTAAAAGTTTGTTAGACAGTTTAGGCAACGCAGGCGTGTTTGACGATGATAGCCAGTTTGACAAAATAGAAATTGCAAGGGGGGTGATTAAATTGGGCGGCGGTTGTACAATTGTGATAGCCACCCTATGAGGTCACTATGGACTATCCTGCCGTTTTCGTGTCTACCTTGTTCCACAGCGGGACAAATGCACACTTTATGCACTTGCAAACAGACTCTTATGCCAAGCATAAAGCGTTGCAAAAATACTACGAAGGCATTATCGACTTAGTTGATACTTGGGCAGAAACGTACCAAGGGGCTTACGAGCAGATCAAAAGCTATCCCAAAGACTTTCACTTAGCTACAGACCCAGTTAAGTACATCACAAGCGTCAAATCTTTTGTAAAAGACATTCGTGACGAATTGCCCAAAGACACAGAGTTACAGAACCTGATCGACGAGATTGCCGGTTTACTTGATTCAACCTTATATAAACTAAAGGCGTTCAAATGAAAGCGGGACTTTATGCCAATATTCTTGCAAAACAAGAACGCATCAAAGCCGGCAGCGGTGAAAAGATGAGAAAGCCAGGCGATTCAGGCGCACCAACCGCTAAAGACTTCAAAGAATCAGCTAAGACAGCTAAAGACGAGAAGAAATGACAGCGGCTTGGCAACGCAAAGAGGGCAAGAACCCTGCTGGCGGTCTAAATGCCAAGGGTCGAGCGAGTGCCAAAGCAGAGGGCATGAACCTCAAGCCACCAGTTAAGTCAGGCGATAACCCAAGACGTGCCAGTTTTCTCGCACGAATGGGCAATATGCCAGGGCCGATGGAGAAAGACGGGAAACCGACTAGATTAGCCTTAGCCTTAAAAGCATGGGGCGCATCAAGCAAAGAAGATGCAAGGTCAAAAGCTAAAAATATCAGCGAACGCAATAAGTAAGCTAAACTCAATCTATCTTAAATCTAAGACCATTGAGAAAAGATATGGCAATTGAAAAACAATCCAAGATTATCAAAGGCGGCAAAAGGGAAGGCGCTGGTAGACCTGTTGGTATTCCTAACAAAAGCACAACGAAAGCTAGAGAGGCTATAGCAGCCTTTGTAGACGGTAATGCTGACAAACTACAAGAATGGCTTGACCAAATTGCAACAGATGAACGGTATGGCCCAAAGACAGCCTTTGATTGTTTTATGGCTGTTGCTGAATACCACGTTCCTAAACTTGCACGAACCGAACATACTGGCGCTAATGATGGCCCGATTGAAATGGTGGTCAAG